CGCGCACGCCGGCCTCGCCGGCAGTGTTAATACTGGTGGCGGCGGTGGTGGTGGCACCGCTCGTAGCGTGGGGTCGGGACAGTCAGATTCGGGCGCTGGCGGGTCCGGTATTGTTTACGTCCGTTATACCACGGGCACACTGACGGCTACTGGCGGCTCCATATCCACGAGCGGCGGTTATACCATACACACCTTCACCGCGTCTAGTACATTTACGTTTCTACATCAACCGTCAGTGAGCCCGTCAGCCTCGATTAGTCCGTCGAGTTCTGCGTCGGCATCCATTAGCCCGTCGAGTTCCGCATCGTTGTCGCGGAGTCCGTCAGCGTCACGCAGTCCGTCAGCGTCACGCAGTCCGTCGGCATCTGTGTCACCGTCCATCAGTCCGTCGGCGTCGATCAGTCCGTCGGCATCACCCTCACCATCAGCCGGTCCTGCGCCGACCTTGTCGAGCCTATCAGTTGATCGAGGCGAGCAGGAATCGACAGTGCCGATAACGCTGACAGGCACGAATTTTACATCGGATTACTATCCTACCGGCCAAACGAATATCGCGGTCAATATCGACGGAACGGGTGTGACGGTGGAGAATTTCGTGGTGGTGAACAGTACCACATTAACCTGCGATTTTGTGATTTCGCAGACCGCGGAAATCGGCGCCCGAAATGTTACGGTATCACACACGGGAGGCACATCGGGTACACAACCATTCACGGTCGGCTACCCGTCAGACTTTTTGGTGTTCTTCGGCTAATCTAAATACTAATAGCCATGGCCACTCCAACTACTCGCTACGACTTCAAGGAATATTGCCTGCGGGCTCTCGGCAAGCCCGTCATCCAGATTAATGTGGATGACGACCAGACAGAGGACCGTCTTGACGAAGCCCTCAGTGTGTATCGGCAGTTCCATTACGATGCCGTCGTCAAGACGTATATGAACCACGAGGTTACCGCCAGCACGATGCGGTTTGCGTCAGCTACGACTGGTAGTTTCACCAATAACGAAATCATCGTGGGCGCGACATCGAACACCTACGGGGAGGTTGTGTCGACAAGCAACACCACAATGATCAAGTTCTTTACAACGACACAATCCAACACCAGTGTCGTTGTTGGTGACGACTATAGCGATACCGCAAAGCGGACGTTCAACGACGGGGAAGTGGTAACAGGGCAGAACTCGGGTGCGACAGGCACACTGTTTACCGCGAACGCCACGACCAACGCCATTTCATATGGCGATATGGACAACAAGTGGTTCAGTGTCGATGACTCCGTGATTGGTATTACTCGCGTGTTTCTTCCCTACGAGGGCGGTGGTACCAGCGGCGCGGACATTCTATTCAATCCGCAAGCCCAATTCAATATGAGTCTGATGAGTACCTTCAATCAGGGGTCTGTCATTCCATATGTAATGGGGCGTCAATACCTCCAGTTGATGAACGATACCTTTCGGGGGCGGCCGAGTATTCGATGGTCGCGGCATATGAATCGGTTATATCTGGATGTCAACTGGCAAGTGCAATTCGAGCCAGGGATGTGGATTGTGATGGAGGCGACACGCACCATCGATCCCGATACCTTTACAGATGTCTGGGGTGACCGTTGGTTACAACGATTTGGGATTGCGCTCATCAAACGTCAATGGGGGATGAACCTAAGTAAATTTGGCGGCATAGATTTGCCCGGTGGTGTGACATTGGATGGGGTAAGAATTCTCACTGAAGCCAATCAGGAGGTTAGGGATCTGGAAGAAGAGGTAAAAGAAACCTATCAAGAACCCGTCTCATTTATTGTAGGCTGATTATGGCCGTTAATCGATACTTTGAATCAAAGGGGTTTAAGGCAGAACAAAACCTCCTACAAAACTTAACCGAAGAGTCCATTCAAATTCACGGGAGCGAGACCCATTATATTCCTCGCGATACCGTGGATATGGATACGTTTCTTGGTGAAGACCCGTTGGCGGCCTTCACGAAGACGTATCCCGTCGAGATGTATCTCAAGTCGATGGAATCCTTTGGGGGGCAGTCGGAGTTCATCAGCAAGTTCGGATTACACATCGAAGACCAAGCCACCTTCCTTGTCTCGACACGACGCTTCAATGCTGCGGTCGTAGATGCGGTTGACTCCGCAGAAATTACGATATCGCGTCCACGAGAAGCGGACCTCATCTATATTCCGATGAGCCCGGACCATCGATATTTGTTTGAGATTAAATTCGTAGAAGACAAGCAACATCTCTTTCAGTTGGGAAAACTTTATACCTATGAGCTACGTTGCGAACTGATGAACTTCACCAACGAGAAGGTGGATACGAGAGTAGATGACATCGACGCGGTCGCGCAACGTGAAGCCTATACCATCAGCATCACGATGGACGCGGGCGGAACCGGCACGTATCTCGTAGGCGAATCTGTGTATCAGGGGAACACGACATTGGCAACCGCGACGGCATCCGCAGAGGTCTATACGTGGACCGCCTCGACGCGCGTACTTGAAGTGCAACGTGTGGTGGGCACTTTTGCAGGCAGTACGGTGGTCAAGGGAGATAGCAGTGCCGCACAGTGGACCACAGTGACGGCCGCAGCCGAGACAGCACCAACTATTCACGACCCACTCTCGGATAACGAATTCCTGCAAGGGAATCCCTTGAACGTGGTGAAGTCTCGCGGCACGCATATGCTAGAAGACTGATGGATACGCATTTCAAACATCTGTTGTTGCGGCGCTATCTCCTGTCATTTGGATCGTTGTTTGACAACATCACATTGACACGGGAAGATACCGCTGGCGATGAAGTCTATCGACAGATTGTGCCGATAGAGTATGGGCCAAAAGAACGTTGGCTCACGCGGTTAACGCAAGATCCTGATCATAACCAAGGTGTCGCGCAGGTCGTGCCGCGTCTCTCCTACGAGATGTCTGGGATAGCCTATGACACCGCCCGTAAACTCAACACTCTTGAGAAACTAACCTACGCCGCGGCATCGTCAGACGACCGCGGGCGTCTATATGTCGGGACACCATATACTCTGACCGTCGGTCTGTCCGTCCTTACGAAACTGCAACAGGATGGTATGCAGATCGTAGAACAGATTCTGCCCTATTTCACACCAAACTATACAATTGCGATAGAGCCACTGGCTAACTATCCCACTTTAGTGGATGTTGTGCCTATCGTTCTGCAAAGCGTGGGTCAGACGGATAACTATGAAGGCGGTTTTGAGACACGACGTGTCATTGTGTGGGATTTAGAATTCGCGATGAAGGTATATTTCTACGGGCCGGTTAAGGATAAAGCCCGTATCAAAAAAGTCATTGTTGATCTGTATAATTCAAACAGCGACGACCTGTCTGCTCCGACTGCGGCCGCGGCGCCACATGTTGCGATTACCGTAGTGCCGTCCGCGTCGGTATCTGCGTCGGCCAGCCCGTCGTCCGCAGAAACATCCGTGATTAATGCCAGAGAGGCAGCAGTCACCACGATCATCGAAGACTTTGGGAAGTTTGCGCCATCGACATCGCCATCGGCGTCACGTAGTCCGTCAGCATCACGTAGCCCGTCGGCGTCACTCAGTCCGTCAGCATCGCTTAGTCCGTCAAGTTCTGTGTCCGCATCGCGGAGTCCGTCGGCATCAGTCAGTCCGTCAGCGTCACGCAGTCCGTCAGCGTCACGCAGTCCGTCAACATCCGTGTCTGCGTCCATCAGCCCGTCGGCGTCCATTAGCCCGTCGGCGTCGCGTAGTCCGTCAGCGTCACGCAGTCCGTCGAGTTCTGTGTCGTCGTCGATTAGTCCGAGTGCGTCCATCAGCCCGTCGGCGTCTGCGTCACGTAGTCCGTCTGCGTCACGTAGCCCGTCATCGTCCACCAGCCCGTCGGCATCCGCTAGTCCGTCGGCATCAGCCAGCCCATCATCCTAAATGGAACGCAATCAAGTAATACAAAAACAGGAGTTGAACAAACTCCTCGATCTCGACCCCGCACTAACAACCGGGGAAGAGACAACAGACCTTCAACGCGCTGCGCCGGCCGGCAAACTTGTGTCGGCAACAGCAGAAGAGGCGTTTGAAGAAGACTTCGGGTATGCGCGGTCAGTCGTGCGGGAGAGTATTGATCAGGTTCGCGAAGCCGCAGTCACCTCGATTGAACTGGCGCAATCAGGCGACAGTGCGCGTGCCTATGAGGTCGTTGCGGGGATGCTGACCGCCATTGTTAATGCGAATAAAGAACTATTGGCACTCCACAAAACTAAAGAGGATACGCGCAAGTCCCGTGAAGGTAGCGCATCGACTTCGGGTGTGACAATCGAAAAGGCCGTATTTGTGGGGCGCGCCTCCGACCTGTTACGTGAACTACGCACGTTATCGAAAGACGAACCGAAGGTCATAAATATCGAGGGGGGAGAATAGAAACATGAACATACCACGCATCGCATGTAGTGTTCTTGGGGTGGTGATTTTTCTCACCGCCTATGGTGGAACATCAACAGCGCAGGTACCAGACAATCCAACGTTCCACAAGGACATCGAGCCGATCTTACAGCAATCCTGTCAGGTGTGCCATCGTCCTAACAACATGGCGCCCATGTCGCTGATGAACTATCAGGAGACGCGCCCTTGGGCGAGGTCTATCCGCGCCAAAGTTGAATCACGGGAGATGCCGCCGTGGCATATAGATCCTAAAGTGGGGATACAGAACTTTAAGGACGACCGGTCTTTGACTGACGACGAGATTGCCACCATCAGTGCCTGGGTTGAAGCCGGCGCTCCACGAGGTAACATTGAGGATGCACAGCCTTCTATTGAGTTTCAGGATTTCGGTGCTTGGACCATCGAGCCGGATCTCATCGTGCAGTCTCCGCCACACACTGTTCCGGCTGAGGCTTCCGACTGGTGGGGCGACTACATCGTCCCCTCGGGACTTAAGACCGATAGGTATATCAGGGCTATTCAGACCAAGGCCGGCGATTTGCGGGTTGTGCATCATGCGTTGACTTACGCGGTTACCGAGCCAGACGCGCCGCTGAACGATAGCCGTGAAGATGCGTTCCTGAACGAATACGCGGTCGGCAAGAACGGCGACGTGTATCCAGATGGCAGCGGACGGCTGTTCGAAGCAAACTCGCGTGTGCGATTTAGCTTTCACTACCACTCGGTGGGCGAAGAAGTCACCGACCAGACCGAGTTAGGTTTGGTGCTGTACCCGGAGGGTTACGAACCGGATCACATTCTGTACTCACGCCAACTAGGGAATGCGGGTGAACTTGACATTCCAGCGGGGCAGGTGACTCGTCACGATGGGTACCAGAAGATGTATCTGCCTGGGAAGCTCACGGGGTTCCAGCCGCATATGCATTTCCTGGGCACGCGCCAGTGTGTCGAGATGATTTATCCCAACGGGACGGCGGAGATGGTCAACTGCGTCAACTTCGATTTCAACTGGCACATCGTCTACAACTACGAAGACGACGCGGCGCCGGTGTATCCGGCTGGGACTACGATGCACATCATTAGCTATCATGACAACACCGCAGGAAATCGCGGCAATCTTGATGCGAAGAACTGGACCGGCGGAGGCAGCCGGACTGTCGATGAGATGGCGTTCTCCTGGCTTAGCTGGTACGACCTGACCGAAGAGGAATATGCGGCTGAGCTTGAGGCGCGTAAGGACGCCGCGGATAACAACTGAGCCGTCATGGATGGGTGGGAGAATCTGATTCTCCCACTCGTCTGCCCGTAGAAAAGTAGATGCCCAAGAATTCATTCAATTCCGATGCAGGCTATAACGGCAATCCTAATCTCCCATTGCCGAATGCCGAAGTCACACTCACCGACAAAGAACTCAAAGAGTATGTACGGTGTTCGGAGGATGTCTATTACTTCATCAACAGCTACGTAAAGATTGTCCACGTCGATCACGGCATCGTGCCGTTTGCGATATGGCCCTTCCAACAAGAGATTATCAAAGCATTTGAGGACAACCGCTTCGTCATTTGTAAACTCTCGCGACAGTCCGGCAAGTCAACCGTCGTCGTTTGCGGCTACTTCCTCTGGTATATTCTCTTTCGCACCGATGTCAGCGTCGGTGTTCTCGCGAACAAAGAATCCACCGCCATCGAACTGCTACGTCGGCTGAAGCAGTCCTACGAACTCCTGCCGAACTTTCTGAAGCAAGGGATTCTCAAGTGGGACCAGAAGCTCATCATGCTGGCGAACAACTCTCGCGTTCGTGCGGAGAGTACAAATGCCACCGCAATTCGAGGCGACACCTTCAACATTCTGTTCCTTGACGAGTTTGCGTTCGTGCCAGAGAATATTGCTGGCGACTTTATGACATCAGTGTTCCCGACAATATCCTCGGGCAAAACCACCAAGCTATTCATCGTCAGCACACCAAACGGATACAACCTCTTCTACAAAATTTGGAACGACGCACAAGAGAAACGCAACTCCTATTTTCCTATCGGTTTCAACTGGCGCGATGTACCCGGGCGCGATGAAGCGTGGGCCAAGGAAATGCGAATGAACCTTGGCAGCGAACAAGCCTGGGAACAGGAATTTGAATGCTCGTTTCAGGGCAGTGCGAATACACTCATCCCAGGGCATAAGCTCGCGTCTATGTCGTTTATGACGCCGGTGGATATTCGGGGAGACCTCAAAATCTATGCGCAGCCGATTCGCGCAGATGAGAAGGGGAACCCCTCGCATATCTATGTGGCAATGATAGATGTCTCGCAGGGGCAGGAGCAAGATTACAGTGTGATAAATATCTTTGACGTGTCGATATCGCCGTTTCGACAAGTCGCGGTGTATCGACGGAACAATATCACTCCGCAACTATTTGCGCCGATCGTGCGTGATATCGCTGCGTATTATTGTAACGCATATACGCTAGTTGAAATCAACGACGTTGGCATTCTTGTCGCGGATACGTTACACGCGGAACTGGAGTACGAGAACATTCTCTTCGTGCGCATGCACCCCAAGCGCGGGCAGATGTTAGCCGGTGGGTTCCATGTGAAGTCGAAGATGGGATTGCGTCAGACACAAGCCACAAAACGTATTGGCTGTGCTGCGCTACGAGCGATGGTCGAAAAAGACCAACTCCTCATTTATGACTATGAGACATTACGAGAACTGACAACATTCGTTGCGCATGGGCATAACTATAAAGCAGAACAGGGCGCACATGACGATTGTGTGATGACGCTGGTACTCC